TAATGTACTTATTTGTATCTGTCATCCGCTTACTTGAATTGTATCTACATCTCCACTTATAACAACTGAGCCTGTAAATATTTCACCGTAAACAATAGGTATCGGAGTACCCGCCCTAGATGTATTTTGTGTTCCAGCAAAATTAAATGATATTTGTGGGTTATCTTCAAATTCAGCAGTTTGCGTTGGAAATAACATTTCACTGACACCCGAAATAAGTAAACCAGCACCAATAGCACTTAAACCTGTACCAATAGTTGTACCTATTCCTGCTCCAGCAGCAGCACCTCCAATTCCATAAGTACCAAATAAACCAGCACCAGGGAAAAAGAATGATGCACCAATTAACAAAGCACCTGTTAAAAAACGACCAAAACCACCTCCTGCTCCAGATATTACTGGAATGATATGAATATCCTGTTGTCCTATTGGATAATCTATTTCATTTTCATTAATTTCATAATTACCAATCCTTACTTGATAAAGTTTAGGATTCATATAAGCTTCAACCCCTGGAAAATTATTTACTAAAAAACTGATAGCTTGAGGTAAATTATGGACTTTTATCTCAAATTCTTTATGGCCTATAAATTTAGCCAATTCTCCATATAGCTTTAGCTTACGCAACATAACGATACCGCCCTCCTGTACATTTTAATAACCAAGGTGAGTATGGCTCTCTACAAGATAGTCTATATCCTAAATGATGTAAAACATCCCCATCTAAGAAAATAGCCACATGATTTAATCCCTTTCCTAAAATGCTCATTGCTAAAACGTCACCATTTATTAATTGTTCGTTTGGATTTAATAATCTAAAACCTCTACTTGGTAAATATCTTTCAAACACTGGATCTTCTAAAAAATCCTCTATTTTTACTGGTCTTTTATAATCTAATAATTCAATTTGCTTTTCTTCTTTATACCAATCAACAACTAATGACCAACAATCTGTTATACCCCAAACCCATTCTCTCCCTAATAAGGGTGCTTTATAACCACTTGGTTCGCAGTAACCCCATTGCTCTGTCTTTGGATTAACAATATGCCAAGGTAAATTAGAATTTTCACAGCTAATTAAATCTGCTTGACTAGGAGTTGGAGGTGTAATTGGATGACTGTGAACAATGCCTGTAATTTCACCAACAGAATCAGCTTTTACATAATCTTCTGGATCAAGAACAAAACATTGATAAGAACTCATAGAAAGATTGTTACAGGGATAGTATCTTTCTTTACCTTTTACATTTAGCAAAAGACCAACAGATTCCTTTGGATCTTCAACTTTTGCGTGATCAAGAGCAGCTTCTTTCCAATCACTCATGGCATAAACGTACCAATAGAAGGGAATAGTTGTTTAGTGCATACTCTGAGTGGGATTCTTATATTTGCTAAATCAAAAGAAGCAGCTAGTTCAAATTGTACAACTTCTTTATTTTCTGCTGATTTCCTGTCAATTTTATAAATTTCTTGAGGATATTCTGCTGTAGGATCTGGTGTTCCATAAGGATTTGATTGACTTGTAGAAACTACGGCTGTCTCTTGCTCAATAGTATTTGGATTGTTCATAGTGATTGTATTTCCCATCGCATTACCATGAACACTGCAATAATATCGCACATTATTTGGTGCATTTGGATAGTTTGGTTGATAAGTAACTGTAGCTCCTGCTTGACCAGGAGTTCCACTAGCAGTTGTAGATTGCTCTCCAGTAGTATCAGATTGTATTCTTAATGGATGATTTGCATTTGAAGCATCTGATTGATTAAAAATATAAGTTGATGCACGTTTCATCGTAAGAACAGGATTGGTAACGCCATTAATAGCAAAATAATTAGAACCACCAACATCTACTACAGTTACCGTATAAGTTACAGTTTCACCATCAGAAGGATCTGCAACATTTGTAGTTACAAGAGAAGTTGAAACAACAGGAGCAAAATTAACTGAATCTAAAAATCTTGCTAAAGTAGTTCTTCTTTTTACTATTGCTCCAGTCAGATCATTTCCTGGAGTTACTGTATTTACATTTAATAAGATTGCCGTCATTATATTAGTAACATTACTAATTGTTAGCGTAGGTCTAGGTAGTTGACCTCTAGCATATTTAAAACCATCAGCTTCCATTGGTATCGCAATGTAAGTATTCCCATCCCAGATTATATTTCCACCGTTTATTTCATTAGTGCCAGCATGAAATCTATATGTATTAGCTGATCCATGCAAGGTTGCATCTGTTGTCAGTTCAAATAGTTCAATAAGTGACCCAGGGTTTATTGATTGGGTTTCAGATACAGGATTTGCCATTAGGGTTCAAATACTTGTGTGAATGTTACATTTATTTTGTTTCTATTAAATTCAAATATTTGTTTAGTAAAAGAAGCACATATCCATTTAAATGTAGTAGATGAATCTGGAGGTGACCAATCAAAGGATGCTCCATCAACTTTTCTTGCTTCTAAAAATGTTTCTATTTCAGTTGCATCTTCATCATCAACATTAAAAGTTAAAGTCCATTGTTTTGCTTTTTGATTAATACCAAAAGTAAATCTTTGTTGGTAGCCATCACCAAATTGAACTGTTCTTGTATTGGTAATATCAGTTTTATTAGCAGAAAAAACAGGATTATAATTAGGAAAAGTAGCCATTATCTTAATAAGCCTCCAGGTCTTCTTTGCTTTAATAATTCTGATTGTATCGCTACTGAAATAACTCTGCCAAGTTCTTTACCTTGCTGTTCATCACCTTCAACAGACGATCCAGAAGCATCTACATTTACGTTGATATTTGTATTGCCTCCTCCTAGTTTGTCATTAGGAATTATTGTACCTGATCTCCTGGGTACAAACAGTTCTGGCCCTCTTTCTCCTACAAGTGAAGCTCTACCAGTTGGAGGTCTACCTCCTCTTGCAAAATTTAAGACTGGTAAGCTACCAAAAATACCAGGAGACATCCCTTTTAAAATTGTATTTACACCAAGTCTTACAAGTGTATTAGCTAAGTCATTCAATATTGCTTTTGCAGCATCGCCTAAAGTTTTTGTTTGCATTATTGCAGCAGTTAAATTATCACTAACACCAGAAGCAATAGATTCTCCAATTATTTCAAAATTAGTGCCTACATCTTTAGTTAACTCAACTTGTTTTTCTAGTTTTTGATTTAGTTTTACTGCATCTTCTATTCTTTTTTGCTGCCCTGGTTCTAATTCTTCAAACACAACCCCTATTTCCTCGGCTTTACTTTTAATAGCTTCTTGAATTAAAAATTCTTTTTCTTTGCCAGCAAGAATAGCTTTATTTAGTTCATTCTCTTTTTCCAAGTCTCCTAATCCAGCAGTAATCAATTTATTTGTTTCAACTCTTGATTTGTCTTTGTCTTTCTGTAATATTAAACTTTCTGCTATTTCTAGTTTTTCCGCTTTGGCATCCGCTAAATCTTTGGATTTTCGTTTATTTGCTGATGCTCCTTGTGCATCTCTGTTTTGTATATTTTCTATTTTTTGGTTTATCTCTCTAAATGCAACATTATTTGGATTTTCGGCTACAAGACCTCTAGCCCTGCTTCGTAAATTAGCGTCTGCTCCTTTATCTAATGCCATATTTAATAGCTCTGCTATTTTTGCCTGGACTTTTGTAAAGAATAGCGTGACTTTATTACCTAATTCTTGGAAAGTTTCGCCAAATTTTCTTAGTTCTTCTGCTCTATCAGCACCTATTTTTTCACCCATCATTTCCAAGGCTTCGTTGAAGGCAGCTTGTTTGCCTCTATTTTTCTCAATTAGCTGGAGTCTTTTTTCTTCCATTGTTCCTGATATGCCCATTGCCTGTGACATTGCAGAGATGTTTGGATTTAGGCGATTCATAGCCTTACCAAGTTCGCCTATGCTGTTTATTGCGTTTTGGATTGATTGGACTGCTGCTGTGGCTGCGATACCTCCTGCAAAACCACCCATCTGGCCGAACATTCCACCAATACCACCACCTAAAGCTCCTGCTGCTGCTACCCCTGGACCTTGACCAAATAACAGAGGAAAACCTCCACTAATAAGAGCACTTCCAGCGTCAAATCCTCTAGTTGCACCTAAACGACTAGCTATTGATCCGAGTGGATTATTTAAACGAGTTCTTCTTCCTGTTACATCTCTTGATTGCCTGTCTGATAATCTACTGAACGGACCTTGAGGAGCTTGAAATATTCCAGGTTCTTGTGGACCATATTGTGATGCTAAGAATTGAACATTTTTTCCAGTTATTTTTGATACTTTGCCTAAATTTCTTACTTCTTTATCTAGTATTTCTATGCCTCTAATTCCTGGATCTAGCATCTTAGTGCTAGGAAGAAGTTTAGCGTTTCTTAATCTATCTGTATCTATAACTCCTTCTGCCTTACCAGCTAATTTATTGGCTTTGCCACTTAACCCTAGTAACCCTACACGATCTCCAGCAGTAAGTCCTGTAGATTTTATTTGCTGACCTTTTGATACTTCAGCGTTTATTGCTTGTTCAGCTTTTAAAAGTAAACCTTTCTTTTTAACTTCTTGATCCGCTAAAAGTATCTTATTTTTAGCTAAATCAAGTTG